GGATGGTGTAAGTGGTTGCGCCCGTAACAGTGATCTGATATTCGCCTGAGATGGTCAGGCCACCCACTGCCGTTCCACCTGTAAACGTGACGTAATCATTGGTGATGTACCCGCCAGCGGCATCCGTCACAGTGACGGTGGTTGATGCGTTGGTGGTGGCAAACGGGTTGGTCAGCGTGGATAACGATCTGACCGGGGTGATGTCGTAGTAAGCCCCGCCGTTCTCAATATAGAACTTCAGGTTTGTGCCAACCCCCAAAAGGTTGGCAGCGCCCAGCGTTACCCAGGCCCACAGAGAGCGGCAGATACCAACAAATGTGCTGGCAGAAATACGAACCCAGCCGCCAATCTTCTCTGGCGTACCTTGGCGAAAACGAATCTTGTCGCTGTCATACCACCCGTTCTCATTGGTGTACCGTGTGTTTTCTCTGTTTACACCGGGCCTGAGTTGAATTTTTTTGAGTGGCATGATCTACCTTATGACAAGAACATGGCTCGTTCATCAATGCGCCGATTTTGAAGCCCTTTGAGTATTTTCCCACCTCCCAGGCAGTATTTCAATAGCTCATCCGCAGCACCCGCTTTATCGCCCCGAAGAAGCTTTTGACGAAGCGTTGAACGCTGGAGTGTTCCAAGACCGACATTGAAACTAAAGCTAACAAGGCTATCATACATACCTTGTGTAAGGGGAACGGGGCAGAACTGAGCCACTCCACGCTCAAACCTTGCAAGATCGCTTCTGAGAATCCCATCTACTTCTTCCTTTGAAAACGTGCGGCTATCTTCTGGCCGAAGCTGGTAAGCCCCTCTTTGATCCATTGGTAGCTTGCCTTGATCTGGGTAAAGAACATGACCTACTCCTATTGTCCAAAGCTGTGCTGGGCATCGGTATGGCTTGTACCGCACCCCTTCATGGTGACAGATGACCTTGATGGCCCCTGGGCTGAGCTTCATTTGCCAAACGCCCTGCCGCCAAAGTGGAAGGCGATGATCGAGGCGAACAGAGCCTGGGTTTCGTCATCCCACAGTTGGTTTGCCATTTCCGCAAAGCTCACACTGCTGTTGAAGCCGTGCCAGATCAGGGCGCAGTCAATGCCCACCAGAAGCAAGAAGAAGCCGTAGGTGATGACCGGGCGCACGCTGGCACGCAGGTTCTTCATCCAAGTGCTTGTACCCTCGTTTAAACTTGTGTCATGGGCATATATGGCCTGCATCTCAGCCTGTTGAGCGCCGATCAGGGCCTGCTTCTCATTGGATTTGGTTTCCATCTCCAGTTGCTCAGACTTGATATGCTCGACCCGCTCTTGGGCCTCAAAGCCCAGTTTTCGCATTTCTAACTCCCGCTGAATCTGAAGCTGGGCCAGGGCCATCTCATGCTTCTTGTCACTGCGGTCTTGGAAGAATTCCAGCAACTTGGGCAAGCCGCCCATCAGGAAAGAGATCAGGGTTGAAAATAGGGTCAGCATTACTGTTTGCTCCTTGAAAGCATTGTTGCCGCTATGAGCAGCAGGTTGTTAATCTTCTCCATGTCTTCGGGTTGTTCGGCCCATCCAACGGTAATCTGTCCGATGAACCTACTTGGGTCAGGCGGCACACCCACTCTACACCCAAAGGTCATGCCCTTCTCAATGTACCAAAGGCCAATCTCGCTCTGCGCTTGGGTGTAAGACCCGCAGGTTATCTCTCCGGCCATCAGCGCCACCACATCCTTGTTGTTGGCCGCATTGGATGTAAACAGCCCAATGTCCAGCCCGTCATTAATCTTGTCCCGGCCTTCCTTTGTGTAGGCTCTGTGTAGCACCCGTGTGCCAAACATTGGATTGACCTTGAACACCGCTACCACCACCGCCCCGGTATGTTTAAACAAATGGGAGGCGGCATCCTCAATTCTGTCTTCTGCGATGGAGGGCATCTTCTGGTTCTCCCGGTATGCCCCCACCAACAATTCTTGGTTCTGCCAAAGAAAATACCCTGTAAACGTTACCAGCCCCATCACCAGGATGGCGATCAACTTAAACGGGCTGTCCACATAGGCCAGCACCTTGCTCAAGGTGTCATCTGGGTTCGGCTTCTCGTTTGGCATCTTCTTAAACGCTGATGCAGCCCTTTATGCCTTCATATGCCCCTTTGCACAGGGCAAATGCTGTTACTGGATCAATGGCTGCTCCGCAGGCTTGGCTTCTTGGGGCATTGGAACCTGGGGGATGGCTTGCTCACGAATGGCTTGCACCAAGTCAGCAACTTGCTCATAAGGTGCTTTTGCCAATGCGGCCAGGATCATGTTCACTGCGCCCAAGGGCAGTTCCAGTTTGACAGGGGTTGCCAGAGTCTCTTGCTCAGTCATGCGTTTCTCCATAAAAAGCCGCTGTTTGGGCCAGCGGGTTGCCCGTTTTTATTGTGCCGCAGGCCAAGGTACACCTACTGCGGTTACGGGGTTTTTCTGCAATTCAATCTGAGCAGCCAAAGAAGCCTCAACAGCGTCTTTATCCACACCACCTGCCCAGCACCAATCCAATACTTCTTGCATGGTCACGCTGTCATAGGGGATTGTGGGTGTACCGGGTTGCCATGAACAAGTGTTGTACACAGATGCAGAGTAATCCCCATCTGTTGCATTTGCTTGCCAATGGGCTGTGGTGATGAAACCATTTGCGGTTTCGTAGTTGGTTTGACTGATGTTCCAAACGATTGTTGACATGGTTTATTCCTTTAAAGATTAGATGTTAGCGGCGGCAAGGCGTTTACGAAGGGATTGAATTTCAGCAACAAGGTCAGCAATAACTTCAGCAGTTCCCGCTTGCATTCCTTGATAAACAGGATTTCCATTTTCATCTACAGCGTCTTTTGTTCCTGAAACGCTGTTTGCATAAACTTCTTGGAACTTGTGAGCCAAGAAGCCACGGGTGCGTGAGCCGTTAGATTTCCACTCGTACTCAACAGGCTCAAGAGCATCAATACGTGAACCATGTCCTGTGACAGCACCAACAACAGTTTTTAAACGATAGTCTGATGTAGTTCCATAAGTTGTTGTTGTCCCGTTAGTGCTAATCGTTCCTGTATTTACACCATTGCAATTCCAATACGCATAAAGAGCATTTGCGCTATCTGTTTTGCAGTAATAGCCAACAGCACTTGAAGTTGTTCCTTTAGCGTATGCGCCTACTGCTGTTTTATTAGTTGCACTTTGAGCATGAAGAATTCCATCGGTTGAGACATTAGTCGTAGTCCCCACCAGCAAGTTACCGCTGGTATCAAATCTACCGGTCTCCCCAATACCACTAATACCAAAAGTAATAGTAGACAGTGAACCGCCTGTTCCAATATCAAGGCCGTTTGACGGGGTAAAGTAGAAGGCACTGATGTAGGCACTGTTAGCGGCGTTTCTAAATCTAATACTGCCGCCGTTAACCATAGCAAAGTCATTATTGGACAGCCCTGATCCAGTTGTAAGACCCAAAAGCAATTTACCGTTGGAGTCGATACGGGCTTTTTCTGCCCATGCAGAACCGCTGTATGTCCAAAAAGCTAAATTGCTTGCGGCTCCATTTGAAGATGCTGAAATTGTGCCAATTTGCCCAGTGCTGTCATACCCCATAAACACACCACGGGCAGTAGTTGTGTCTTGGAGAAATGTG